ATAGTTATACAGCACCCATCGGGGAGGGGCCATGGAAATATCTCCATGTCCCAAACGATGTCAACTCCTGGGAGGGCTCGAATGTCCAGATTGACAAAATTGGGCATAATATTTGATCCACACCCAACATTCAACAATATCCCGCCCTTTTCCTCGATGACTGCTTGCACTTTTTTCGTCGAAAGGTCCGCAACATCGGACCTCTGTTGTTTACCATGCACAGGGCACTCCTTTGCTTCCACTAGATCGCAAAAGCAATCGTGGTTGTTAAGCTGAAGTTGTCTGGATTTGCCACTCATAAGTAAATTGTACATCCTGATTTGTATCCACAGTGCTCACGCCATAAGTCTGACCACAAGCCAGAGACATTGCACCTCCAGTCGTCGAATACAGACCAATGTTCTGTATAGCGTGGGTGGTTGTGACGAAGTTCTGAGAACTGTCAAACGTGCCATACCATCTCATTGTGATGGCAGTGCTGGCGGTGAGAGTTGATCTGCTCACACTCTCATAGGAACTGTCACTATTGTCAGTGATCTCCCCCGGTAATCTGGTGGAGTTAGTGGCTGGTTCAGTCCCAGTTCCCAACTGTGCATAGTTGACTATCTGAGAACCAGCGTCAGCAGCCAACACTCTCACAAGAAAGTCCGAAAGGCCGGTTTGGGTGATCCGATTTGACCCCTTCAAACCGCTATCACCCACGACTTTGCCATCCTGTAGAATCTTTACTCTGGCAAAACCTCTGATTGAAAACACTTGAGCCTGTTCCATCTTCTTACACCTCCTTTTAGTCTAGGGTTTCTTTGTTCCTAAACTTGTCACTAACATTTATTGACAACGCCGCCACTGAGGCAATCGTAAGTTGAGCAGCAGCAGCAGAGGATCTTATGCTATATGTTATATTGTAAAAATAGAACGTGTATTGTATTCCTGGCACAGCATTATCCGTATCTAAAGCCCAAAAAAATTCTCGCCATTGTTCGCTACCGCAAGCGATGGTGCCTGCATCTGGTAGATTCTTATCCTCTTTATTATAGTTGCTACCTAAATATCCGCTTGCACAGGCAGCTCCACTTGGATCGTTAAGTCTCATTCCAACTGCGTCAGCCTGATCATCATTGAATTGGGTCGTAGTTCCAGGGCTAATCTCATTAGCAGCATCCACATCTATGTAGGTACCGAGGTTGTTCGACTTCTCATACTGCAACTTAAACTGGGCACTATTGTAAGTCTTGTTACATCCAGGAGCACCTATACCTGACCAGACAGCCATACCAAGAATGAATGGGCTTCCTTTCGTCCAATTAGCAACATCAGCGTCAATCGCACCTTGCGCCACAAAACTATCGTTATAGATCCTGCTAGAGCCTATTGCATCATAATCAGAATTTGACATTTATTCCTGCTTTCTATATTCAATGATGCAGTTTTCGTCACTAACTGGGTCTTCTCCTAAACACCTCAATGGAAGCATGGAACCAGCAGTACATTCCCACTCCTCACCATTCTTCCTGAGCTTCACACAGTTTCCCTCATCATCGTGACCGAATGGGGCAGCCTTCCACATATCCATACAGCAAGCTCCGCACTTGTTGCACCTCACGGATTTAATATAAACGGGTTGGTCTTTGCCTGGCTCCTTATAAGCAACCAACTCAGTGTTAGCATAAACCTTAACATAAGCGTCTTCAGCCCAATCTGGTATATCTATTTTCACTAGGGTAGCTCCTCTCGTCCTAGCAATACTTTCAATCTCTCGTTGTAGGGTTTGTAGTAATCAAGAAGTAAACTCCTAACTTCATCATCCATCACTTCTGGGTACTCAGAGATGGATGAATGTTTGGGGAAATCAGGAAAGGTAACTTTGGGCTCCAATCCCAACCAGTTCTGCACATCAATGAAATACTGATTCGGAGTGGAATAGAACTCTTTCGTGAAATATATCCTGAATTGCTGTCGATGAGACACCGAGAACCACCTCTCTAAATGATCTACATATCTCCCTCTCGACAGATAGGAGAAAAAGAACTGGCTACAAAAACATGCTTCACTTCTCTGTATAGCCACGAAGGGTAATTTTTCAATTTTATTTATCAATACCTCATGCCAATAAAGAGACCATGCTCCGCTGACAGGCTCCCTCAGAAGGACTATAAACCTAGCATCGGGACATGCCCTCTTAATTCTTTCCTCCACTCCTTCTATATCGAAGTATTCAGGGCTTGCATAGAACCCCATTTTTCCATGTATGAATAAATTAGGCTTTCCCACTATATCTCCTGATACACTCTAAAGCTAACCCAGTTATTAGCATCATAATAATTGCTCAAGCTAGTTGTGATTGTCCCTTCGAGAGTGAACTCTTCATCCACAGACGCCGTATTATTGGTATCCATATCTACCCATTGCCCACCTCCTGTTACCCTATCTCGAATTTGTAATTTTATAGCGTTAGAAGATGGAGCCAATGAACTTTTCCCCTTCCAGGTTACCGCTATGGGGTCTGTATTATTACTATGTCGATTTTTAAACTGAAATATTGCATATTCACCGTCTGCTGTCTGCAACGTGTATATATTATCATCCAGCCTTACATTCTTTACTTCTTCAATACTAAAAGAGTTTTCCAAATCATCGTCATTTGTAGGTAAAACTGCGTAGTCACCACGAGTATAAAGTATCCCCGTATAGGGCAATTTAGTAAACGGCTTATATGGAATAATGTGCTGATATGGGTTGTAGAGAAGTTGTGCCATTTGATTTGCGTCAAACATATAAGACCAGAAACCCGCCCAATAAGTCTTTGTTAACTGGATTCTATCACTAGCAAAATTTGCTATATACAATGATTCACTTGTAGGGCCAGCTACGGAAGGAGTAAGATTTCTCACCTCAACAAGATTTTTATATAAATAACCCGTAGTTCCATTCCAGGCAATAATCCATAACACAATATCTCCGGCAACTATATCTGATGTGCCACCCAAACTGTAACTATCTCTCAATCCAAGTATATACTGAGTGCTTGAATATCTACCCCCATAAAGTCTAACTCCACCGGCAAATCTGCCATTAGCAGGAGTATACGATGTGCTTATACTATCTATTCGTTGTACTACAGCAAAGGTAAATGGTGTAGCAAATGGATGAGTGTATCCAGTATCAATGCAAGCTCCCGAAGTTACACCATCATTGTAAATACCGCCTCCTTGCCAGGTTATCGAACTTGCTTCTATTATCGTAGCATCTAAATCTCTAACTAGACACCGTGGAGGATGGGAGTCTTCGTTCAATATATAATAAAACTCGCACCTATCCGCTAACCAGTGAGCTTTGTCCATCTCGCACGGAAACGACGGTTTTTCGCACATTTCTACAAATGGATTGACATCTGTATTATAGAGAAATCTGCGCCTGGAAAACAATTGCTCTATATGGCGTTTTTGTCGTGCTTTCATAGCCTATGCCGGAGAATAGGTTTTTACTTTGAGGGTCACTCCACTAGACGGAAATGATACTCCTGTTTTGTTTGTCAATCTGTACTTGTATTTAAGCGGCCCTATTGGATGCAGGTCGAGAGTAGCATACCGCTGCCCAGAAGCCTTTGCAAAGCGTATCCTACCAATAACCTCCCCTGCCGCATAAGAAGTTGGATAATTTGTTCCATCATAACTTGCAATCTGTCGTAGTTCACAATATGGAAAGTTGTCGCCACCCGACATATCAGTAGACGCCCCAAGATCAAGTTGAAATACAGCATGACTCTCAAGATTGGACGTATTGTCGAGAGCATTGTCATCACAGTCAACACTTCCCTCGTCAGCCAAGCTGTTAAAGCCTGTGGTTTCTAGGGTTACTTCATTTGCCGCTGCTTCCCACCAAGGCATTTTACTCACCTCCTATTCAGGATAGTTTTTCGCATCTGCTACTATCTGCTCAAAGATAGTCGGCAGTCCTAGCTCTGTGGCCCTGGAAGCGTTTTCCTTCCTGGCATTTTGTAAGTTGCTCATTGTTGTTGAACCTACACCAAATATATATTCTACAAACGCTACAGCTACGGTATTAAATGGGTCGATTTCTCCTATGCCACAAAACCCTATCCACTGACTTTTTTTACTGTCTGAAAGAGCCGCATATTCTGCTGCGCTGGTATTATAAAATACCTCTGCTCCTGTCATGCTCAATTTGTTTATTTGGCGATAGACAGTGTTCAAATCGTTAGCAATTTCCTGATTTGACATACTGCTGTAACCTCGCCCTAGAGGATCAGTAACAATTTCAGACTTCAAAATAAACCACTGATTCACATCCATTGTTTTTCACCTCCGTTACTTGATTACTCTTAGTCTTTCCCTTTCCTTTTCTCTAGCATCAAAGATCGCCTCAAGTATGGACATCTGCCTGCGTACCCACTCCTTATGCTCTATAAATTGCTCCACATACCGACTATTCGTTTGCTTCAGTTTCTCAACCACCTCATCAAACGCTTCTACCCTAAGATAAAGCCTTTCTGCTTCATGGAAGAGAGCCAAGAGATCGGCTTTATCTTGACCTTCTTCCATGTCTACTACTGCATTGTATAGATCGACAAATTTCTCACTCGGCTTCACGGTTCTTTGCCTCAATACATTACGGTGTGCTTACATTTCTCAAGTTTGTTGGGGCTGCCATTGCTGCAAAGAACCTTATACCAAAATCCACGCCATCCTTGCAGTCTGCTGGATTGTCCGACCAAGCAAAATTACTTTCAGGAACCACAGGCTGGCTTGTAGCATCTTCTGCTAAAAACGAAGTTACCCCTACAAAATACGTGCCCTTAGTATTGAGGGTGATCGTATATTGCGTTTGATTAGTTGTCCCAACTTTAGCAGGATTTGCCTTACCTGGGTCAGTTGCAGAGTTAGCCAAATATACGTTGTACTCCATGTGGAATCCAGTTGGGATAGGATCACCATCTACATCCTGTGTTACTGCATCCCACGATACTGTTGACTGATTAGCCGTTACCCAAGTCAGGGCCATAGCCGGAGTTACAACATAGCAGAGAATGAATGGAATCATCAACAACATTGCCGCTAACTTTTTCTTCATAATACACCTCCTTATGGTGAAGTTATTCCAAAAGCTCCATCTCCCGATGCACCACTGCTTAGCCCTAAGTTACCTGTAGCTGCAGGTTCAAATCCTACTACACCACCCGAACCCGTCCCTCCTTCTTCCTCCGTACTAAATGAACGAATTACTGGAGTTCCGCCAACGGGCGAACCATTAACGTCAATACCTAGCTTCGTCACTATGTATACTGTTTGCCCGTTAGGTAATGTATCGGCTGGGATAGTTTTGCTGTACAGATTAGAGGCATCCCAAGGGTCGCCAGCAGGCCAATGCTTTGTTACACAGCCAGTATCAGCGCAAGCTGCCCAGTATGTATATTCATGTTCCCTATTGGTGTAGATTTGATTTTGGTCTATTTCAAGTGTTATGGTTTGGGTGACATCAACGTCAATCGCACCATTGCTAGGCGTAGACCCACTGTAGGTTGCGGCCAAGGGGATAAATTCATCAAGCTCCAAGGAATTGGATGAGCCAAAAAAACCACTGTGGTTTTCGTGGGTAGAGGTATTGCACATCCAGCCACCGTCCGCTCCCGCCCAGAACATGGCAAGACTAATTTCTGGAAAATCGCTTGAGATTATATCCAGCCACTCTGTTTTCAGGTTTAGCTTACCTTTACCGTTTGCTAAGCAACCATCATTTGGATGGTCTGGGTCATAGTAAGCGTCAGCACCATGACCAGTTTCTGCAAGCCATAATATTTTATGATGTGCCTGGGAGTATTCTTTTAGATCATCATAAAGGGTTTTGGTTCTACTGATGTCCGTTCCAAGCGTGGTTCCCCTACTGTTCATTATGTCAACATTTGCTCCTGGGTCTGACAGATTGCTGTAATTGATGTAGAGATTTCCGTACTCGCTATCGGACGCTGACCCACCTTGAAAATAATAAGTATTGTTAGTGTCCTTACATTCATCTATGCTAGCCGTCTCCGTTAATGTAGTGGCACTTACCCTGACGGAATACGGCCTCCCATTATAGTAATCTGCGTTCGTTGCTAAGTTGGCGTAATAAAGACCCGTTGCGTGTTGTGACCAAATATCTGCAATATCAATCCAACTTGCTGAATCATAATTTTTGATGGTGCATGGATTGAATGTGAAATTCGCAAAAGCTCCCACATACTGCGTCCACCCTATGACATCCACTACATCGTCGCCTGGGTACCAAACCCTCCAATCACTCCTGTCTGACGAAGACTGAATACCTGTTTGTGAAACTGCCTGGTACGCAAAAATCTCATTCGTTAGTCCCTGTACTGGAACTGTGCTAACTGTGCATCCACTATAGTTGGAACCTAATGGGTCGCCGCTTATGGTCCCACTAACTTGTGCCCATGTTCCACTCGTCAACTCAAAGTAAACAACGTCATCAAAATCTGATTCATTGGCGTACAATGCAATGCCTGTCGCACCACCACCGAAGGTGATAGTTTCATGTGCATTAGTCGGTATCCCATCAACAAGAGTTCCTTGAGCATAGTAGTTGTCAACATCGCAAGCACCATCTACAGTCGTCACCTTTCCAAAATTCCTGTGGACTTCAACGTATCTGCGAAATGCCGCCTTGAACTTTGCTGGTGTTGCGGTATCAGTTCTGTCTTTAGAGTAGTGGAACCATTCACCATTTGTTTCACCCATTAACTTTGTCAATACCGTAGCATCTGCTTGTTCCTTCCAGTATGCTACATCAATGGCATTGGTCGTTACCATATTGAGAAATCTATCAGTTGAGGCATACGTTCCTGGTGACAGAACCACTTCGGCCCAATCACCACAGCCAGTATGAGTACGGTAATTGCAGCCAATTATTTTATAGCTATCACCAGTTCTAACATCATCGTTGTAAAAATCTGAACCAACCACCGTAGTCAGAAAGGTAGCCTCATTGCCCTGTATCTCATATTCAATTCCCTCTGCGTCACATCCATCACAATCAGTAATAACCACGTAATAGCCGTCATAGACGTTATGTTCCCAATTCTGTGTACTATCTGTAAGATTTTGGGCCGTTGGATTAGACGTTAATGTACCGTCAGATTTTCCTCCTGATTCACACCCAAATAATACACTGCTTGTACTGCTATCATATAAATTCCATGCACAGTCGCTATCCCACGGATCAGAAAATTCGTGTGGTGACATGGCAATGAAGGCACCGTTATTCCATACTATTAAGCCTGTAGAAAAAGCATCATCCCACGGTGGAGTCCGTCTCACTCCACCACCAACAAATGCTGGCATTTCCCCGAAAGCACTATCGCAACTATTTGCACTGCCTTCCACATAATCATAATATGATCCAGTTGCACTGTCCCAATCGGCATCGCCATCGCCTAGCCACTGCCCAGGTATAACCTTGCCCGTACCCCTCAATGCCCATATATAATTCAGCATGGCTAGAGCATTTGCGTCATATTTATCGGTTGACCACACCAACTGATCGTCAGCATCCGTACCGTCACTTGTTATTCTGGTGAGCCACACCGCAACATTTGTATAGCTCGGTCTACCCTGCGCCGTGTCAAGCGTAAAAGAGCCATCTGATGTTTGCGTAATGGTTCCTGTGCTTCCATTTACATGACCATCTATCCTGTACCATTCGTAGTAATATTTCCCCGCTGGCAAGTAAACATTAAAAGGTGAATTAGCCTCTTGAAGAATTATATAGTCATGCCCAGGATTAGCCGTACACCACCCCGTAGTAGAGCAATCGCCACTTCCCATGCTTTGACCATCATCGGGATACATACCTCCCAAGTCGAACACTTGCCTTGTCCACGACACGATCTTACCTGAACTGTACCTTACATCATCATAGGCTGTTGTTTCTAAAGTCCAGTCGTCAAAAGGTGTGTCATAATTAGTATAGTGGTAACCCCTAGTAAATAATTTCCACGGCAGCACCGCATCATCGCCATTTTGGCTTATGCTATTGTGGTCTATATCCACCATGATTGGCATTTTTACACTGCTATTTATAATAGGAATGTCGCCTGATTCCGGTGGGTTATTCGCTTTCAAGGTGAAACCGAATGTATCCAAAGTATATTCGTCACCACCAAAGACGCTAAATCCTTCTGTTCCTTTAATTGTACTCCAAGTATAGGAACCTGGACTCGAACCACAACCACCTGAGCCTTCCGTCACCATACCTGGGGTAATCATAAAAAGTCTGCTATCGTAGTTTGTGGCAGCCTTGACATAGCCAATAAGGTCTTCATACGTTCCTAATGATGGGTAACCCTGCTCATTGTATGGTTCAAAATACCAATTATCCAAATCATGCAAGTTATTCATTAATGCTTGCGCCCAAGCCTGTTGATAACTTTGCAATGTTGAGGACGGACTTTCAAAAAACTCCATTGCACAACCATCGTCGTCGGTATCTGCATCCAAGCTGTTTTCGTTATTATCTTCACTAAACGGATTGCCAAACCAGTTATTATCACCTGGCGTAGTTTTGAAGCAAAAATTTTCGTAGATCATCACACTTACATAGACACCTATGTCCTGCAAATCCTCAATCCTATCGTGTAGCCTAGTGAAGAAACCAGAATTAAACCCCTGTGTCAAATCGTATGTAGCTTTACCATCATTCGCAGTCCCTGGTCCTGTTCTGACATATATTTCTGGGTAACTACTATCATCACTGGTGTTATTACTGGTAGATGAAACGTCAATCCACAGGCGAATGAAGTTGTAGCCACGGGCTTGCAGAAACGTAAGATACTTGTCCCAATCAAGTGCTGAATCACCATCGTATGTGTTTCTCCCCGTACCAAGACTATGAGGATAATCACGGACTATACCGAATATCTGCGTACCGCTGAGATACAAGGGGTTGCCGTTTTCATCAGCAAAGTATATGGGGTTCGATTTGTACACACTAATAGGTGCGGTAAAGGAAACCGCCGGAATCAACAATGCCACGATTGACAATAGTAGTATTACTCTTCTCATGCTACACCTTTATGGTTTGAATGCTGCGGTTACGCTCACCCAATTATCTGACGAAGACATACTAAATGCTTTTGCAGCCGTTGCACCTGCACTAGCCTGTTCAAAAACACCAAATGCCGCCAAGACTCCAGCACTCGTGTCCTGCTGTTCTTCTAGTATTTGTGTATCAACGCTAGGCCACGAACTTACCGATTGCACACCCGCTGTATCCTGTGATATGGCAACAAACACAAGGGAATTGTCTTGGTTGGTAGTCACTGAAGGAGCCGTGGCAGTAGAGCTTTCAGCCTCATCCTTGCCACTCACATCCAACGGAGAACCCGCTGCCCCCGTAACCCTTGCTATTGCACAAACGTAGTCGGCAGCAGCAGAAAATGTCCAAGAATAATTTGACGGCTCACTCCCGCCGGCCACCTGGTACCAAACTGATAATGATGCGGAACTTCCATGTATGTCTTGCTGAATTACGGTAAATTCTGAACTGTCAGAACTATGTGTTCGTCCATCATCGCTGGCTACCATCGCAACCAGTAAGTCACCGCTAGACGTTCCACTCGGTTTCGTAACTGTACAGCCAGTAGAATCGCCCTTTGCGTATTGGTAACTCTCGTAAACTGGAGTGCCTGAAGGTGGAGCTTCGCCAGGAGGTTCTATAAGAGCTGTACTGACTGTGACTTCATCTACATAGTAATAACAGCTAGTAGTGGAATTTGAGGTATCCTCAAAGTAGATTGCCCTAACCGCATAGTCAGCGCCATCTTCATACAGGATATAGTTTGAGGAGTTGGTCTGTAACTGTGTTGGAGTGTCGGTCCACACTCGCAATTCACAGCCATTGGCTGTGTTGCGTCGCCCACGTAAAGCTATATAATAGACATTTCCTGCTGTGAGGGTGAAATACTCGGAAGGAGAGGACGTCATATCAAAGGACAACTTTTGAACGCCTGATTCATCCCGCAGGTGAATATCACATACTGAATTGCTGGTGTCGCTGTCGTTGATGTGTCCTATATAGCCAGAATATGCATCAGTTGGCACATCTGGGGCTTTATACCACCAGTGAAAGTATCGGTCTGTCTGGTCAGAGTTAAGAACACCCCCAATGTTACAGGCTGGATCACCATCGGTATTGCAGTTGTTATTGTTATTAACTTCTATTTCAACCGAATGAGAAAGATGTTTTGACCATGCCGTAGAGTAGGTGTTTATGTGGTTCCCACTTGCACCGCTATCGTCAATTACCCAATCATTCGAGCAGAAATCATCCGCTCCATATTCAAACGACTCTATGATGTCACCACCACCCCAATCAAGAGAGCCAGTACAACTGTAACCCGATTCTCCACCTCCGATGAATACAAGATTAATGCCACCAGGAAAGGCCAAACTAGGCACGGTCAATAAAAGCAGAAGAATTACGAGTGATAAATACCTTTTCATTAGTTACCTTCCACTATGTAAGCTGAGCACCATATTTGAAGATAATCGATGTCTTCGCTGTCTACTGTTGCGTAAATAATACTGCCAGCCGAAATAGTTCCGCTATCAATAGTTCCGTTATCTTCGCATTCGTACACATTGGTGCAGGTTATTGCTTCTATTGTAGTTGGCGACCCATCACTAGGGGAACTGTAATCCTTCAACGTCACTGTATAAGTCACTGTGTTGTCGTCAAGTTTCAATCCGCAATCAGTTATTATTATGCCATGAGGGTAGTAATCGTCCTCTATCGGCCACAGCGGAAAGGTAGATACTGCCTGACCATCAGGGTCAACAATCGTAGCGACTAATGGCTTATCCCTGCAGGCATATAGCCTTGACCCCACAGAATCACGGACCTCAATACAGGCATCATTGTTATCGTGAGCAATGCGGCCCTCGGCGGCTGTAGTAGGCTCGTTAGCATTCGGCAGAGTGATGTATGATACGTTCATGGTGTTTGACCAGGAGGGCGTGCCAGAGCTAACCATCAACACTTCGCCGTTATTACCAATGGCAAACCTGGTCAAGGTGCTTGAACTATATCTAAGCAGATCACCTTCTGCCCATCCTGAAATTGCCGCTAATTCGTCCAGTTCTGAGTCTTGAGGTTGTGCTCCTATACTCGCCACCGCTTCTGGTCCTGTTGTTGCTCCAGTTCCACCTGCTGGTATTGGTAGATTCTGCAATATCCATCTACCATTTCCAGCTCCATCAGGATCTACTATACTAGGTAAATTTTCATCTTCACCACTATCCTCATCATATTTATAAAACAGAGGACCACCATAGGTAGAATCGGAAGGAACAACGGCGGTTTCTCCATCAATCATTCCTGTCAAATCATCTAAATCATACCCTGTGGTACAACCACCATCAATACATTTTCTGCCATAATGTTTTTGCTGTGCCCACCCTTTACCCGGTAAAACCGTTAAAAGGAATGTGAAGAATACCAGGATCGTCATAATAGGGTATCTTCTCACCACCAGAATCACCTCCTTAAAGGAACAGAACACTTTCAGTTAAAACCATATTGCCCCCAGAAGCCGAGAAGTCAAACACAATCGCTTCACATTTTTCCAAATCAAATTCTCTGTAGAAATCCGTGATAGCTTCTCCACTAATAGGAACAACAGGTGTACCAAAAGTCCAAGCCTCTCCCGATGTATTAGCCTTGCAGGCTCTCACATCTACAGTAAGTTCGGCAGCGACAGGACCAGTTCCTTTCACAAGCAGAGCAAAGCTTCTGGCAGCTTCAAAATCAAATAATTCCAAATTGAATGGTCCTGCTCTCTTCGTCTGTCCATCATTTATCGTAAGATCACTCTCGATGAGGACATCAAGTTTGGACTCTGTGGGTTCTATAGGGGCGGCAGTAGGAATATGGGAAACAAGAGTTAGATCAGGGTCATACACATAATGGGAAACTTCCTCTGTAGCTCCATACAGAATGCTCTTTCCCCTAGCAACTAAGGTGGCTTGATCGGATCTATCATTACGGTATCTGGGCATTTCAGCACCTCCTTCCATTTATAAAAGTATCACAAACAGTTAAACCTCGCAATTTATTTTCTAATCTCCTTCTTGGCTAGATAGAGAAGGACATACAGCATTGCTTTCAATGTGGTTTTCTGATCAGTAGTAAGGCTTCCAAATACGTTTTCAACATGAACAGGAATCTGGTCATAATTCAGGTTTTCAACTAGCTCAGTCAATCTCTGTTTCAGTTGTCTATTATCTGACATGCTAGACGCTCGGTTTGCTTGCTCAATCGTATATTCTGCATCAGACAATAGAATTATCGTCTTCGTAACCCCGACAGATTGTAGACGCAATTTGTGACGTTCATAGTATCGCATGGAAACAGGTTGGGAACCCGCAACAGGTACAGCATGAAGCTCAAAATTACCGTCCTTGTATCTAACGTAAATCTCACTGAGGTTCATTAGGTCAACCACTTTGCCAATTCTGTGATCAAACCTCAGTCTTTCCCATCCCACTCCTCTAGGAACAGGACCTACATTTACACCCCCTTTCCATGGTCTTACTAGAATATCCTCATTGAGTAGAACTCTCACGCCTGTCCTCTATTTGCCCTACATCAATCGATAGAGCCGTTTCAAGTTTATCCACAACCCCACTTTCCTCCAGTGCCGACGCAAATCTGTTCATAACTAGCAGGGTATCTTGCAAGCCTTTAAATACCTTTCTCACCTGCTCTAGTTTTCTTATCACTCCCTTATTGAGAGCCGAACTCTGCGACAATCTGCTCCTCTGCTCCCCCAGAACTTTCCTCATCCCCCTGTAGACCCCTTCGTGATACTTCAAGTGTTGAGTCCAAAAGGAGGGGAGAAATACGTCTTCTTTCCTTAATTCTTTCGATGCTAGGGGCATCCCTGTTTTGTCATCTAGCACCTTTTCCCAAGTCATCTCTACTGTCAAAGCCTTGACAACTGCCTTCTCAACCATATCCCGCACAGTGACTTCCAACTCCACTCTGACAGCCGATTTGATTGCCTCGTACAACCACTCTTTATCTTTCTTGGATAGCATAAAATCCCCCCTTATGGTATCTTGATTGGGTAAATCATTATGCCTACCGCAGCTTGAGGTCTCCAAGTTCCTAACGACGACCCTGTTGAATGGGTTATAGTAGGATCTGGTCCATCAGTTGTATAACCAGCAGTATAAAGAGAACTACCAACAGTCCCCGACCTGGTAATCAAATTTTGGCCTACAATCGTATCCTTTGCTACTCCATAGCCTCCATAAGTGCCGGCTGTACTTGGAGATCCTACATTCTCCAAAGTATGTGAGTGAGATGAATGATTCGGAATAGTAATATCATCTAAATTCCACTGCCCCCTCTTACCCCAGACAGAATAATCCTGGTAACCTCCCCTTAAAGCCAACACTCTATCACCATTAGCCGTATCCTCCGTAAAACCCTCTTCCTGAGCACTTGCATACACCCACATCCTCGTGATGTTAGCTTCCGTCTGATCTCTGAAAGCAATAATACCTCTCCATTGACCACTCGCTCCTCTATGTCTTAGCAAAGATCCAGTTGTATCATACCACAGTTGTCCCGGCTCTGCGCTGGGTGCCAAAGGGCCTGAAAACGATGATCTTACAGAATACAAAGCATTCTCAATAGCCAACATATCCTGCTCTGAGTCATTGGTCATCTCAAAAAGATTAGTGGCAAAATTCTGCACCTTCCATCACCTCCCTCTATGTATAAAAGTTTATAGTCATAGCACTGACTAGACCTCTTATGGCCTCATTCGGGTCGAATATCTCGACTTGCATCTTGTAATATCTACCCTCAGTAATTGCAGCCAATATTTCCATCATTCTCGCTTCGTTAGCCATCTCTCCCGAATAACTGTCATCCCACATAAGTTTCATTCTAACGGTGGGAGCTGCGGTTAATTCAAGCAACTCATACCATTTCTTGCCTGTAATAACTTGGTACCATTTTTCTGAACCCGGAGGAAATAAATCTTCCCAAGTAGTTCCGCCTCCTATAGAGGAAAATGAAACATCAGCCCAAACCATCCTTGTGGCAATCGAACCAGCATCTACAATGTGACTTGTATAGATGGCATAGAGATTGTCTGCCCTAAATGATCTGTCTTGATAACCATATAAAATCCAATCAGATCCTCCCTCATCTCCATAAAACTCAAAATATGCGTCACTTACAAAGTCAAAATACCCATCATCGACAAATTCAAAATATGGATCTCCAGAACCCCCTCCACCTCCTCCCTCTATCTTAGCAGCCATACCGCCGCCATATTCACCACTAATATCAATCTCCCAAGCCAGAGTATTTTCCCCATCAACACTAAAATCACTTCCCTTGATACTTAGCCAATATTCATCTCCCTCTTCTACATCGAGACCACCAGCAGGCAACCTAAACGTAGTCCATTCAAATGTTGTGCCGATTCCTGTAACATCTATACCTTCCCCAGATAATATTACAGATCCAGGATTTTCCCCGCTCATATCATAAATGTAAACACGAGCCTCCCCCGATGGGTCTCCTATTCTCATCAATTTGAATTGAAACTGGTCTATGGTGAAGTCTCTCTCTACGTTCCATTTCTGTGCATACTCATATGGGAATCCCCCTTTGTGAAATCTCTCCCCACTAACTAAACTAGAAATCCTTTCACCACTATGTGTTCCCTGTAAGTAATCTTCGTATGAATACACCGTATGAGAAGCTCCAAAGAACTTTCCTCTAGGTATAACCTTAATATTATCAAAATAAATCGTACCTAGATCACTCGTATTCTTACCAAATATCAGAGAAAACTCATCCTCCAGATCACTTAACGGTATTGCAAATTCGCCGGAAAACGTCTTTAATTCAGACTGACTTGTGCCAGTTACATACCCATCCGCATACCCTCCATCCGTGACATTCCATATTCCGAAGAATATTTCCTTGTCACCTGCTGTTCCAGATTTACAATCCAACTGCACATCTAGAATAAGTTCTTCAAATAAATCTCCCATACTCTGCGAGGCAGATTGAGAGGACCCGCTAGTAGCATCCATCTCCAACATCTCACCTGATATGCTCAGAGTACAATTCGTAGGAGTCCACCCATCAGTGTTAACACTAAAATGACCATTCCTTACCATGTTATAATAAATATCAGCCGAACCTTCAGACGACCACCCTTTAGGAGTAGGTACTTTAGCTGTAGCCGATCTAGGGATTTCTCCATATACTTCATTATTGCTGAGAGTGTTGGCGTAGAATATGTGGGTGCCAGGCCTTACACCCTTTAGGCTGAGATTGGGAGACCTTAAGGCTCCTAAAAATACTCCACCCGTCCAAGCTCCTAATCGAAACTCATACAATTCAATGTCAGGGTCAGTTAGTTTTGTGGAATATAAATTGATTGCCTGCTCGGCGACAACTGCGGCTAGCCAGGGCAAACTGGATGGGGCAGTCACCTTTCCCGTCACTCGGTGCTGTAATGGGGATATACTACCGAGGGCCAACTTAACACCCCATATGGAGACGGGTTGGAGTTTTATTAAATACAATTGGCCCTCTTCCACAGGGTCAATCGTAAAATTGGTATTCACATCATAGAGATACTTATAATCACTGTCTCCACTTCTCTTCACATACACTCTACAGTAATCATACCAAGGATAGTTGATAGGCTGGTCAAAGGATATATGCAGACGGGTAAAAGTTCTTAATCTGTAATAATATGTTTCTTCGGTTATGCTTGGTCGATAAACTTCACCAGGTGATTCTCTCGGATCAACTAGGGCGGAAGAATAAACTTGATCCTCATTCAAATCATAATCATCATTATATAATACAGCATTCTCGTAGATGAAATCTATATCTACAAGACCATCAGTCCTGATCGTACTCCCTCTAACCCTGAACAACTCACCACTTATACCAAGTCCCCCTCTTCCAGTATAGCCATGCGTTATAGTAACAAGATCGTGAGGATCAACTTGGAGTAATTCATCAGTAAATGTACCTCTAACTCCCCTATTTAATCTTGACCTCTCTAAAAAATAAACCCCAACATCTAATGCCTGCTGCTTACTCCCCATTCCTATAGCACTAAATTCTTGAATATTACCTACTACATCACCAACCTGAATATCATCTGTACTCCAATCCTTATCAGGATCAATGAACTTGACTTTGAACCCATCAGGTTTGTCCATACGAGAAGGCTCATACATCTCAATCATGGCCTTCCCCGTAGTCTCTTCTACTGCTACATGTTCATCTTTAATATGAAAGACGGGGACTTCATAATCTAAATCGGCATAGCGGAGATAAATCTTGTTGCTAAAGTGAACAAACTGACCTCTGAAAGACCTTAGAATAACGTCAACAATGGTCTGAGAGGGAAGATCACTACCTATAGCATAGTTTAAATACCAACCTTGTAAATCACAATAGTTTGCAGCCTCAGTCCACGAATCAATATCAATCTTAGAAACACTAACAGCCTTCCCATACCTAGTATTTGTCATATAGTCATAGAGACAGAGCACTGGATTATGGGAACCTACAGTCCAATTCAAAGGATCAGGATCAGAGAGATCAACATCTACCCAATTATAAGAAGCAGTCCTGAAATCATAAACCTTTCTTCCCTTTAGTAAATAGGTTCTGCTGGGAGTTCTTACAAAATAATCTTCATCATACTTCAGCCTCCACACTACATTGCACGTATATTTATAATGGTCGGTATGGCTGGGAAATGCTGCTGCTAAGTCTAGATCCTCAGTTTGATTTGATGCTCCGCTATGAAATGTAAAACTTTTAAGGTTTGAGGGGTATTCATTATGAAGAATCTCATCTAGCCATACTTGAGTTATACCAGTTATAGGATCTACATGTAAACCTTCACATTCCCCTTCTCCTAAAGAATCAACAATATATAAATATTTATTTTCATTTCCACCTGAATTTATAAATATCTCATTAGAGCCAACCTTGTGCATTCCATAAATAAGCTTGATTGCAGCCTGAGTAGTTCGAGTATTTATCTGAAGTTTTCGACCTACGTCCTGATCGGGTTCATGGATTGTTAAAGAGGCTTCAGCCCAAGCAGCCAACACAAGGGAAGCAGCCAACCAATACTGTTGAAAAGCAGCGGCTACGAAGGCCGCTACCATCAACCCTATTATCCTCGCTCTTTGGCTGCCCATCTTATAACCGCCTCTATTGGGTAGTTTCTTTTGTTGACCAATCCCACCGAATCTCCTACAAAACTCGACAGAATCAACCCGTTTCCTACATATATACCTGCTCCTAATACACCTTTACCATCTTTAAATAGAACCAAATCTGGGGGAAACAAGCAATAATTGTCTACCTTTTCTCCTAAACTAAGTACATAAGAAATAAAAGCGAATTTAGCCTGTTCGGGGAACTCAGACCACAATTTAGAATAATTTTCTTCAGTTATCCCTCTATATTCCTTAGGGATTTTAATTCCTAACTCTCTTCCTATAGAGTTAACCATCATTAAACAATCCATACCTGACAAATCTCTCCCACCCAACTTGTAGGGGACACCAATATATTTACTAATTACACTAGAAAGATTAAGCTTTTGTTTAGCCAACTTTAGGATTCCTTCCCCACCAGATTATCTTGTCCTCAATGTCAGGCAACCAACGATACCCTCCAAAATTATCCGTATTGTTATATTTGCTACAGGCGGCATAGGTGCGGTCGCATTCCTGAGTAGGATAATCCTTAGAATAACCACATTCATCTCCACCAAATACTTTCCATCTACAGCTAGGAGAATGAAGATTAATCGTATTCATATCCCAACGGGTAAACTCATTGGTCATAGTTATGCGAATCTTCTCGTCAGGGTATAAATTCCAAGCGTCTATCTCTCCCGAAAACATTGTAATCGCAGCATCTCCCACAATCTGAAAATCACTATCCAGCAGCACCATTTTGAGCCCAATGGGTTGCCCCTGCTGCCCCGTTTCAGCAAAGTAATACGTCAACGATTGATCCAACACATCTATATCCACCGTTGCCTCATCGATAATTCTAGCCGTACTGTAGTTCACGGAGTCTACGGAGAAAGGGTAAGGCTCATACTTCGCCCCTTCAAAATATATAGAAACATCACAATCAGTTAAATTAAAATGATATGCCTCCCCTTGATCATTCACCACAGAGAGATTCATAAGTATAAAGGGCCGAATGCTCCCTTTCCTAATTTCGTCCAATAAATCTTGATCTATTTCTCTCATAACTCATCATTTAAGAGCCCTTTCAGCTCCACCCCCGATCTTCCCACTATATTGTAAAAGTCCTCATAACTAAAGGCATCCTGCATAAATCTACATCTAATCTTCAAAACACCTGTAAAATCGACCGTTACACGATTGCCTTCTTCTGGTGCCACAGTGAAATGTAAAATGTCTTCTCCATCGGAGCCAGCTTGAGGATCAATCCAATATTCTCCTGAAGTTGCTAAAGGGTCTCCTCCTTTATACACCGTTTCATTGGATATACTTTTACCAGGTAGACTGAACTGAGTAGTGCTTCCATCCCCCACACCTACATATTCACTCTCATAATCTTGTATCCCATAGTTGGATCTCTCGATGAAAGGGGCATCTAGGTAGAAACTGAACACTTCATACCTACCCATCCTTGCAACAAAGAATTTCCAAATAGTCCTTATATTCGCCGCAGTGAAGAACTTATTATTATAAGGTATTCGGATGTTGCGGCGGGGCACGGTCCATTTCTGTCTTCTCTTTTCCCGCCCCGGTACATTTTCGTCATCAAATTGGGACACCAAGGTCTTCGTCTGAAATTCAATGACAATAGGAAAATCATAGTTTATGTCTGAAAAATCAGGAAATTTAGCCACGGCTTACCCTCTTTATGCTAGATACTAATTGTTTGTCTCCTTCCCTAATTGACTGTGTAGTAGCTCCGGCAAACAAACTCCTATGTCTTCTCACCCATTCATCCATCGTCCGTGTGTCTGGGGTCATTATAGTTATATTAACATTACCTGCCCCTGCTGCTTCATCCCGAGGGGTAACAGTTTCACCTCTTTGCAATATGGCGGGGAACTCATCAGGACTAAGACCTGAATGCAGTCTAGGAGCGGCTTGGATGATCCACTGTGGAACCTGTTTGCGGGGGAATACATCGACGCCTATCTGACCACCTGAATGCTGCAAAGCTATTCTACCTAACCCAGCGTCAGAACTATATGTGCTTCCAGCCGCACCCGCTGTACCAGGTGTAGTTGTTCCACTAAGTGCCCCTAACATCCTTATCCCTAACGCAATCAACTCCGCCGTCGCCCTATCCGCCAAGAACTTAGCAATCTCTCTCAACAGAGCATCGAGAAATCCCTTCCAAGCATCGTGAGCACTCTTCAGATCACCTTTCATAACCTGAAAGAAATACTCTTCCATCGCTCCAGCCATGTGATTCGCTGAATTTTGTACGATTGTAGACCAATCCCTTGCAGCCAATTTAAAGTCTATCCCAGCTAATTCAAGACCTGCTCTCAGCTTCATAAGCCAATCATCACTGTACTCCTTCATTATCGCCCATTTTTCTCTCTCAACAATTAATTCCTGCTCACCTGCATCCCTGAGCATTTTCTGTCGGTAGCGGATGTATTCTTCACTGTCACGAGGTAGACGTTTCAGGTATCGTTCGTGTTCCAAAATCCTCTTATCGGTATTATTCTTTTCTATATCATAAGCAATTTTAGCTACTTCATTTTGGCCCTTTAAATATTCCTCTGTACCTTCTTTTTGTCTAGAAAGGAAATTTTCAGCAATGGACAACCTTTTATTTAAAATATCTCTCTCAATATCCAATTCCTCTAGCCTTATATCCTCTCTACTCTTAAATCCATCTACCCATAAAGCTGTTTGTCTTTCAATGCTTATTTTTCCATACATTTCTTCCAATTCTAGTTGATCTAATTCACTCTGAGCGTAAATCTTTCTTCTTTCTGCTAGAAACTTTTGATCTATCTCAGCCCTTCCTTTAATATACTTCTGACGCTTTTTCTCTTTTTCTCCAGGATCAAGGTCTAATTTCAACTGCTCTTTATACCAAATATTCAGATCATCCAAATTCTTCTGTCGAGTTGCCTTGGCTTTAGATAACTCGTCAGTTTGAAGTCTAGCCATCAAAGAGTCATATTGTTTTTGAAACTTCAATTTGGTTTCGAGTTTCTTTTTCTCTGCCGCCTCTGTATTCCTTACATCCTGCTCCCCAAGAACCTTAATGAGAGCCATAATTCTCATATATTCATCCGCTCTCTGTTTGCCATATTTCTTCTCTATGTCAGCCTTAATCTTAGCAGCATCCTGAGCATCAGAAACCCCCCTGAGTTCTTGCATTGTGGCATTTTCTTGGAATTTATCTATTTGCTCTAATCTAACCTTATATTGCTCTTTCCAAGTTCTCAGCAAGTCTCCCTGCAACTTTCTAATTATCCTAACACGTTCCTCCTCAGTCCAAATCTCTTTCCCTATACCCTCAATAGTTTCATTTATTGCCCTAAGATGTAATGCCGCCCTACCCTCTGCAAGTTCCTTATCTGTAAGTCCTAATTCTTTAGCCGTAGTCTCCCAAGTTGAAATCCTCTGATTCATCAACTTTATTTGCTCTAGCAAAGCAACCCGCTCGATTGCAGTAAGTTGGTTGTAAATAGAACGCCAGTAGCTTGGCAGAGTAGATACAGCTTCCTTTTCTCTTTCAGCCTGCTTCTGTCTCTCGTAATTCGTCCAATAGACTTTCTGCAAATATTCAAGAGCAACGGCGGTGAATTGCTCCAGTTGACCTGCTGCTAATTCCATATCGCCTATAAGATAAAATATCGATCTTCTCAAAAAGCTTATAAATTCAGGACCTTCACCTGGCTTCCACTCAATACGCAATTTAGAAAGGGCCTCACCTAAACGCCCTACCCTCTCATTGAGTTCTGCCACGTCTTTATCACTAACTAATTGATCCACTACCGAAAACTCAGGTAACTCCATCCACAAAAATGACTGACCTGCACTCCTCACAGCCTTGGCATAATGAGCTATCTGTTTGGCTAACTGTTCAAAGGAAGCCATAGCATTCTTCTTAATAAGCTCATCTAATGCCTCACCCTGATCATTCCAAGCCCTAGTCAGTTCGTCGATATTACTTTTTAATTCGGGGAAATCCTCACCCAGTCTCTTCAATACGGCTAGGTACTCAAGAGTTCCAGGAGTTAGTTCCTTCAATTCATCTCTATATCTCTGCAAAGATTCCACGTTTTTGGCTGCTGCTCTCTCTTCTGCCTCCCATTTTTCAATCCTCTTATCCAGGTACCTAAACAAAGCTACAAAAAAGGTGCCAAAAGCACCAGCAATAAAAAACAAAGGATGGGCAGTAAGAGTCTTCCTTAGTACACTCATCGCCACAGTAAATAAACCAACCTTCTCTGTGGCTTGCATCCACAATCTTACATTTATACCAGTAGTGAGGGCAGCAAATATAGGAATTATTGACTTCAACGCATACCCTAAAAACTGAAATGTTGAAAATAAAACAAGACCAATTGTATTCAAAGCACCCAATGACACAATAAACTGTCCGACTACAGGTATCTCTACTATGTAAGTGATAGCTTTTACTACTTCCCTCAAAACCTCTAGCAGAACTTTAAAGGCCCCAGCAATACCCGCTTCACCTATATCGACTGCCAGCGTACCCAACCTATCCCGTAAGTTCTTAGCTGTTACTGCAAGACCTTCCATTTGCGTTTCAGCCATCCTCGTAGCTTCACCTGCCCGTATCGCAGCCTCGTACATCTTGTCGAAACCCTCGACCCCTGCTTCAGTTAAGGCTGCCACGGCAGGAGCGCCACGAAGACCAAACAACTGGAATGCTCTGGCAGCATCAGGGACGATCTTCACAAGTTCTTCAATAATGCCCCTCATCTTCAAACTTCCACCACTAAACTTGCTAAGATCCACACCCGCTGCTATAAAAGCCTCCCGTAGCTTTTCATTAGGAGCAACTAGGCGAGCTAAGACCTGTCTCAGCCCAGTACCTATCGTACTCGCTCGAATACCTGCATTAGCAAGAATCATAGTAGCTGCGGCGGTATCTTCAATCTGTAGACCAGCTTTGGCAGCAACAGGACCTAAATAGTTGAATGCAATACGGAGTTTATCAACGGTGAGCTTTGATCGGTTTATAGCGTTAGCCATAACATCAGCGACACGATTCGACTGTGTTGCCTCAAGACCAAACGCCCGTATAACCGTAGTAAGCAAATCAGAAGATGTTTTGAGATCAGTCAACGTGCCAGTTGCCAGCTTTGCCACTGCCCCAATGGCATCCACAGACTCCGCAGCATCGAAACCTGCCTGTGCCAACAGAACCATCCCATCCGCAACTTCTTTCACAGAGAATTTAGTATCTTTGGCTACATTGAATATAGCCTTACCCATCGTATCGAGTTCGGATTCAGTGGCATTAGTGATGGCTTGCAGATTATAGAGGGCTTGATCAAACTCGAATATTACCTCAGTTCCACTTCTAATAGAATTGATCAATCCATATGTCAGAGTTCCAGCTATTCCATACGCAGCAACAACCTTAAATGCTGCCATAATTCTTTCCAATCCCCCATGAACCCTACTCAACTGCTTGTTCATTTGGGTAAATTGGGTGGTTGCCCCTTTTACTCCTTCTCCTGCTTTCGTTGCTGCCACACCCGCCTGAGTCGTAGCTCCAGCAAAATTAGCCATCTGCGTCCGCAACCGAGCCAGGGCCTCAGTCACTGGGGCAATGTTGGCCGTAAACATTATCCCTAATGATAATTCTCGTCTATCTACCATCTCTTATCCTGCCTTCACTGTCCCCTTCGAGAACAACCCCTTAAACTTGCCCATCATCTTCTGGGTCAACTGCTCCCGTTCTTCAGGGGATAAGTTCTCGTAGTCAGCCGGATCTCTAAAGAGCATTGATTCCTTTTCTTTCCTCTTCTTCTCCTCTTTATCTATATCTACCCCACTCAGTGCCGCTTGAATCTTAACCCTTGCCCTCTCCTCGTCCGTTGCATGTTTCGACATAACAAACAGCTGGCTCAGTGTGAGACCTCCTTCTCTGTAGCCTCGTCTGTAGAAGTGGGAGAGGTCATATTGGGAATATCTTCTGAGGGTATAGGTGACAATTTCGGCGAGCGAAACTGTTTCTTGATCTTCTCCACGAGGCTCTTCACTTTTCCCGCTATACTTTCGTAGTTGACTTCATAAAGGATTTCAGCTATTTCGGCTGCTTGAAGGTTGGTGATCTCTTTGAGGATGTCTTCCCCTTCATCCGTCGCCTTCTTCAATAACACCGTAACATTGTCCTTGATAGCTGTAGCCATAAATGTCGCAATTCCCAACTCCGACTGATCTCCACTCTGCACGTAGGTCTTTATTGCTGCGGCTACCAGATCAGTAACCTCCAACTGATCAGCCATAGAGAGAGGGTAAATCTGAATCTCCCTCAAACTTTTTATACCAATTGTTACACGCCTAATTTGTGGGTTCAACTTTTGATCGTCCGTTATAGTCATCTTACCGACTCCTTTTAGATTGTTCTGCTGCCCCGAAGGGCAGCAGTTGTATTTAGAGTCCACTTATTAGGTGAACTTAATCCAGCCAAGAGGCATAGTATCCCACACAGCACTGCCTCCCGAAACCTCACTATCTGCCCTCTTACTTTCAAACGTAAGAGTGACAGCCACAGCATCCTCAGCCTGTAGATCCATCTCAGTGGCAGGAACGGGCTGTGCCCTTGGGAAAATGATGTGCATGTAATTGGTACCATTCGGGAACGTGTACATCGCTTCCATCCTCACGTAGTCAATATCCCTACTATCGAAGTCACCTAACTTCACTTCACCCGAATGAGCCGTGTCATAGCCTCCTCCTGTAGGATCAATACCCCGAGAGAGAGCAACATTATAAGGAGTGATTTCCTTGAAAGCACACTCCAACGCAGCAACCTCACGGAGGGGTATCTGGTGATCTTCCATCAGAGGGAACCCTGACTCTAACTTCCACACATCGATGGTGCTGGTGAACTTAGTGTTAGCAAGAGCGCCAATGCTGTCATCAGAATCCAACTGGGGATGAATGTCCCCAATATAAGTAGCACTCGTACCAACTCTAATCTGAGCCAGCCCCAATGCGACAGTAGAAGTATCTTTTGTTACAGGACCTGAACGTGGCATATACGACCTCACCTCCTTTCACAATAAAGTAATCTAAATTTTTGTTCTATTTATGGTATGACTCAGCGGAACGCTGATTGTCTTTCGGTTGGTCCGATTGTTTGGCGTGTTCAAACGTATCTGTATTAGGAAAGTAATGGAGAATGTTGAATGCTCTGCAACTTCTCCCAATACACCTGATCTTTAATGATCCGTGTATGTAAATCTCTACTGGGCAGTATTCTCCAAGCCCATCTGTCTTAATCTTTTTGCCGAAAGCAAAGTACCACAGCCCATTTGGCAACCTACAAATCAGTTTCTTTCCACACTCTTTGCACCGAACAAAAGTCGTCAAATCTTCGACCCCCACTTCAACCTAGCATTCAGCATTTTGTATTTTGTCCCGTCATCGGCCTCGAACTGCTCTGATTCAGGGTCGAGTTGAACTACTAATCCTCCTATTACGTCCCAAGCCCCACTCTCGTAACTCCTATAAAACGTGATTCTCCTCCGCCCATCTGTTTGATCTGCGTCAGTCAAATATCCCATAACTTTATCCCGAAGCTGAGCCAATCTAAACCCTTCAGCGTCAAACCTAGTGCAGCAATAGATAGTGAGGAGCATACTGGAAAGGGTGTCAGGATCAAGGAAACCAAAATTAACAGAAACCCATTTATCCACACTCTGAGCATCCCCTTGAATCTGAGGGCTACTGAGACCTCTATCAAACGTGAGGGGAATGTTCTCGGCTCTGGCAAGATTATCTACGAAATATTTCTTGACAGAATCCCTTACGTTAGCCTCTCGTGCCGTAGGGTCAAGTACCACCTGTTATCTCCTAAAAAATAAACGAAATCTTTTATCTCCAAACATTGTATAGTTACCAAAAAGGATCGGTTTCACTATCTCCAATGTAGGATAATCACAATTGGGACACGGTTGAATAGGAGTACCATCTGGCTGAAAATCATGCTCAAACTCAGCCTCTATCTCCCATTTACAATTACTGCATCTAACTAACATATTTCTCAGCGTCCTTTACAAGATTATCAATGAAAGGCCAAAACACTTGCGTCATGTATTCCACGGATGGCAAGTTTCGAGGATCATCTTTTGACCTTTTATCAAATTCCCCTAAACTAATTGCTCTGTGGACCATCCTCAATTCTTCGAGAGACATAGAGAAGGTTACGTGGACATCTCGAATTTGAATATCTTTTACTTCAGGCATCAGTGCCACCCCATCAATATCTTCTGAGCTAGAAGATTAATAAAAGGTCCAGCTTCAAAATCCTGCAACACGTAGGTAAACACAGGGCGAGGATGATGGTGTCCGCCCTCTCCAAAACTTCCCCCAAACTCCAGCACTCGTGCGTAGAAGGCTACAGGCTTAGCAGGACCTCTAATTGTCTTCACCCCTTTCCCTAAAGTTGTAAACCATGATTTACCAGGCTGAGACATTACTCCTGCAGGAATCCCTGCCATATACCCATAATGTCTCCCTGCATATCTCTGCCGCCGCACTGTTATAGATTTCAGCAAATCACCCCACAACTGCCAATATGCCTGCTTCCCTGCTCCTGACCCATATATGAGTTTCCATTTCCTGTACCGCTCGCTTCCTGGTGTTGTGCCAAAGGGAACATAGCGACCTGCATATTTCTGAGTAACAATGGCAGCGACGATCTCTTGGTGAGCCTTTCGAGCCATTAGAAGAGGAACTTCATCTTTCCCATAGAACAACACGGCACTCTGCACTTTATGTGTTGCCCACATAATTCGTTCCATATCTTGTGGATTGGGGTAGATGTAGATCACTCAATTTCCTCCAACCAGCCGTTCAGCACAGTCTCACCAACGTAACTGGCTATATTTACAGGATACAATCTTTTGTCGTGCAGCACAACATTATTTCTGAAGATCCGAGGACATTTATCAATTCCTTCACTTGATCGTCTGTACAGACTCAAATAATCGAACTGATCGCAATAAAAGAACGTCGGGAGTGCGTCGGATAGCGACTCTGTTAAGCGTTCGTCGTCATAGATATACAAAACATAGTCTGTCGATACTCCGAACTCTGAGAACGTCGGATCGAAGTCTGCTATAATCGTAGCCACAGGTAATTTGCCAAGTGACTCGATGCACTTCTCTCTCATCCTTTTATCTTCTTTCCCCGACCTCAGAACGATTGCCGTTAACACTACTTCAATTTCTCCTTATCCTTATACTTCGCTTCCATCATGTCCCTCAATTCAACTATCCTCTCTGAAGACAGTCCTTCAGTGGACACAGTGGATTTGTAACTACCAGGAATCCCTTTGTACCACATTGGGGCACTATTGTATTGGAACTTTATGTCCCAGAGTTCTGGTTTCTCGAAGACAGGTGATCCTGGTAGCGGCTGGAAAACCGTGAAATCAACGTCATCGGGTCTCGCCTCCTCGATCCACCTTTGTGTATCCAATATAGTGCCTTCAGTCTCTCCAGGTAGACCAACGATAAGAAACGCCTTGCATCTGATTCCTGCTTTTCTGAGTGCCCATACAGCCTCAAGATTGCGTTGCGTAGTCGTTCCTTTGAGGTTCTTTTGGAGTATTTCGTCTGATCCACTCTCTACCCCCATTCCGACCTCTACTACACCCATTCGGGCTAAGTAGCTGGCAGTCTGGTCGTCTATAAGGTTGGACCGAGCAAAACACCTGAACCTGTAATCCTTCTGTCCAAAATATTCAGCTAACTCTCTTGTCCTCTTCCTACTCGTTACAAATACGTCATCAAAGATCATAAAAGCCTCAAACCCATATTCTTTATTCAAATGCTCGACTTCTCTGATCACGTATTTGGAGGAGGCTTGACGAAACTTTCGGGTTATTCTGGCGCAGAAGGAACAATGAAATGGGCAACCCCTCGAAGTCATCAGCGTAGTGGCGGGGCGAGAATCGATTGTGTAGTGATATTTCTTGATGTCAATGAGATCACGGGCAGGAAGGGGGAGGCGATCTATAGAGACTAAATCCGACGTATTCCCAAGCACTTTCTCGTCACATTGCATCCCGCTTGTAAGATATAACATCAGAGCAGTCAACGCCATCTCCCCTTCGCCCTTGATCACATAATCAAAACCATTCTCAATGCACTCATGGGGCATATGGGTAGCGTGAGGTCCTCCTGCTATTAGAGTCTTTCCCTCTTTCTTCAACTGCCTAGCTATCCTATATGCTTGATCTCTCTGTGGGGTAGTCAGTGAGATACCTACTATGTTAGATTCCACTCTAACCAAATCATTGAAATCCGCAGCAGCCAAATCAATCACCTGAACCGTATATCCCCAATCTCTCAACACAGCCGCAAGATAAAGTATCCCAAGAGGGGGAAACACCTCTTGATCAATCAGAAAAGGACTGCTGGGGAATATTAAGGAAATGTCACAAGTCATATCTTAACCTCTGAAACACCACATCAATCGTACAGGATCTATCATGGGGTATAGTGTCAATTTGAACTAACTTCAATAGGGGAAGGCGGGTCATTATATTCTGAATAAAAGGTTTTCCCACATTTACTTGATGGCTGGGATTTCCCCCTTCTTCTACCGTAGCATACCTTCCCCCTTGCATGTCAGGGAGCAGGAGAACTAAATACCCTTCAGGTCTGATCAATCTTCTCGCCCATCCATTGAGACAAGCAATGATTTCGTTTTCTGTTGGCAGGTCTTCAACCATGTGGCTGCTGAAGACAAAATCGACAGGCTCGTAATGTACATACCGCACAGCATCCCAGTGAATAAACCTTCCCTCTGGAACTTGCATTTCACAAAGGGGTTGAGGAGATATGTCAACATGATAACAATCACCCAGAAGAAGAGGGCAACTGCCGCAGCCCATATCAAGACCCCGACCCTGAAGATAAGCCGCAACGTGTCCAACATTGAAGTCGAACTCGACCCTGACATTTTTTACGTCCTCCAAGCTATACTCCATTTAATTCCCCTGTCACATCCGTAACAAAACCCCTCTCTTTAACAATCTCAAAAAACCTTAGATGTCTCTCTGCCATTATTTTACTTGTGAATCTATGCTCGTACAGACGCCTACAGGATTCTCTAGAGATACTATCAATTTGCTTGAGGGCATCAACAGAGGATTGAATGGCTTGTTCTCTTTGTTCATGGGAATAGCCATCGTGATTAATAATGAATCCATGTTTTCCATGCTCTATTATTTCACCTCCATTGTAGTTAATAGCTGAAGGTTCTTGAGAGTTTCCCCAACCTATAACAGGAACACCACACGCCAAAGACTCTAAGTTTATTACACCTAACATCTCGTGGTACCCATTGAATATAGGATTAATTAGAGCCTTTGCCCTCCTCCAAACTCTGTATTTAATCTCGTCATCACATCCTCTTAACCATATGATCTGCCGTCCATCCACTTTTGGGAGTACATTATCATGGCAAAAAGGGTAGTGATAAGCAGGACCTATAAGGATAAGTCTCTCCCCTGCCCTCTTAGCTATATCTATGGCTATGTCAGGGCACTTACCTGGGTCCATTCTTCCTATCCACAATGAAAAATTGTCGTGATCTTTGTCCCATTCTGGGTAAATCCATTCAGGAACTCCATGATAAATCAAAGTACCTATCCCACCACTAACACTTTTGATTTTTTTAGAGTAAACTACCTTATTCTTGTCAATTCGGGGCAAATTGAAAAAGGGTTCTATAGTGAAAGGCCAATTACTTCTCAGATCATGGCTAATATAACCGGAGCCCATAAATGAATGTACATGGTCGAACTTTTTGTTTTTCTCAACCTCATACGCCTTAATTGCCTCAAGATAAATATCCCGATCGTCTTCCCAGGGGACCGACATCTCGACGAACTCAAATCCAGGCAAATCACACCCTTTTATAGAAAACACAACACACTCATGCCCTATATCTCTCCACTCTCTAATCAAGTAATAGATGAGCCTTTCAGCCCCATAAATATGTCCTTCGCCGAATGGGTGGGCGTAGCCCAATACTGCGATTCTCATAATCCCAACTCCTTTAGCCGTTCTCTCTGCCATTGTTTCAATGTTTCGCCTACCGCTGTGTGCAATCTATTACCACACACTGAACAAAAATTCACATCACCAAACAATTCAACCACCTGTTTGTGAAAACACGGGGTATTTATCTCTGTCTCAGAAAACAAAGGGGGAGGTACGTTAGGTTGCACATTGTCAACCCAATACATATCTCCACAGTAGGGACACCGATGTTTGCCTGGCACGATCTCAAAATCTGGCATACGCCAGAACCTGCCACACCCCAAACACATGTATCTATCCGTTGCTCTCCCCATCACCTAATCCTTTCTGCCCACAGTTGGCCGTGACCTAACTTTGTGTGCTTGTGACTCCATTTTTTCTTTTCATTCTTAGCAAACCAGTGAAGAAACTCAAAATTCTGAGTCTCCACAATATCATCAAAGACCACAATACTTCCAATCTTTGAATAATCCCTAAAAAGCTTCCACTCCCTTATTATATGTTCAGTCGTGTGCAAAGTATCTTGAAAACAGAAATCCCATTCACCAATTCTAGGCATGACTTCTGGAAGGGTGTCATACGTCAATCCCTCTATGAACTCAACCTCAACATTCTTTAATCCTTTCATCTCCTCCAATCTCTTATTTCTCTTCTCAATCACTAATCCCCAAGACTTCCACCCTCTGGCACACACATGCTTTTCAGGGAAGTTCTTCCAATCGACTATTGGTCCTTCTTCAAAAGTTGGAGCGCAGCCATAAGGCTCCCCGAGAGAGTTAGCAGGAGAATGACCTACATCAAACGTGTATAACTTCCCTCCCCCATATTCACTCATTGCCTTAGCTATTTTATAAGTACCATAGCCCTCAAAAGTTCCCAGCTCCATTACTACATCGGGCTGCAAGACCAACAACGCTTGCACAATCATATCCATATTTGCATTGTCATGGACCCAGGGTCGCATAAAAGCCTCTGCCACACATTCTTCGTGTGTTATTCCTTCACTCACTCTGGGCTTTATAGTATCCCAATTGTTTTCTAGAAATTCCATCAATAGTCCTTCCAGTAGCCAGGGTTAGCACATTCAATAATCTGTCTTTTTGGAGTTGTCTCGAATACATCGTGAGTAAGACCTAACTGTTTTCTTCTCGCTTGAGCCCTCAACCACAATTTCTCAATCCTAACCCTATCCCGATAATCATCCTTCTCAAAATGCTCCAGATCAGATTCAAATTTATAGTACGGCAAATCTTGAGGCCAAAGCACATGATGAGGACTATTTACCCAGTGCATTCCAACCTCTCTCATTATCAATCTGCATTGGTAGTCAGGGTACTGACCTATTTGATGACTGATCAAGGGCCACCCATCCACTGAACTAGGAATTGCATAAGGTGATTCGGGAAATCGCAAAGGCTCATAAGTCCTGCGAGGCACATGGCCAACTTTATAGTAAAACCCACCCTCCTTGAAAGTTTTGTCCACAAACTCCAGTTCCCTCTTGAGCCCATCTGTTAATCGCTCGTCGAAGTCGAGGATGAAACACATCTGCCCATGTGGAATATAGGAAAGAGCGATGTTGCTTTGGGTCGTTTCCATATCGTGAAACCAGTTGAGCCACGGGTGTATGAAGACTTCCGGTTTCTCGTACTCTCTGAGGGCTTGGACAGTGAAATCTGTACTGCCCCCATCAACCACAATAATTCTTTCAAAGTAAGATTCATTATGGACATTTTTCATTACCCTTTCTACTTGTTTCTCTTCGTTCAGACACTTCATTAGAAGAATCACGATTGTACTCCTTTACTTTAATCCTTTCTTCTTTTCTTCCAATTCCTTTATCTCCCGCTCTAAATTCAAACAATCGGTCTGTGCAGGTTGGGGCATACGTATGCAGTCTCTTGTTCCATATTGCTTGTACATCTGGTACAACATATCACGCTTGGTAGATATTCGGATGTCAACAAACTCAGCTTTGGAGAAAGCGGCTAAGAACTCTATCTTATCCTGTGTCTGCTCAAACTGCTCTTTGGTTTCTTCACAGGCTGTGAGGAAATCATTCATAGGAGTAAAATAGGATATTGCCCCTATCGTAGCCGCCACTATTGCTATCGCCACTGTTATATCCTTCCACGTCATATCCCAAACGCCCCCTTTGGTTGCAATAGCTTTGTCAATTCTTTTACAACCAACATTGGGTTAATGGTACTGATACAGGGAGACATGCAGGGAGCTTTTCCTGGCTGCCCCCAGCAGTTCGCCGTAATTGGACAAACATCAAGCTTGTTAGGTTCCAAATTGATGATAGTGCCGTTGTCTGACCTTGGTCCAGTTACTCTGGCAGGAGCAGGGCCGTACAAGACTATTGCTGGGGTTCCTAAAGCCCCAGCTAAATGGCTCAGAAACGAATCGATAACCACGGCAGCACGGGCATTTTTCATAACCCACGCAGATTGTCTCCAAGTCAACTTCTCCCTCAAATCTAAAACTGTTCTCCTGCATGCCAGATCCTTTCCCATCCCCAGTTGAACGAACTTATACTGGGGCATCATTTGAATCACGACATCCATATGTCTATACGTCCTATACTGCTTCTGAGCACCAGCCGTTTGCACCACGATGTACTCATCAGGGAGTTCGATTTCAGGTTTTTCGAGCTTTATGAACATATTATCAGGTTCGACTTGGCAGAAATAAGGGTACATAGAATGGAGAGGGACATCGAGATTGTTCCAACCTCCAGGGAGAATCTTTTCTCCATGAGGATTATATACAATCTGATATTTCCCTAACATTGAATCGTTCCAACTAATAATCTCATCAACATATGGGTTCCCTTCTACTATATCCCGATACATATCCTGAGTCATGTAGACGAGAGGAACATCGGGGTGTCTCTCCTTAATTCCCTTAAAACATTGAGTGCTCATCAGCACATCGCCTCCCGAGGAGTGCTGGGCGAAGAGGACTTTGTTGATCTTGGGAGGTCCAACCTTGATGCCAGGCTCTGTAGCCTCATCCAATAACTTGTTAATATTACTCGATCTTTCCATCCACTGCCTGGCTGCTTTAGCACCTTTCTTTATAATATCTCTCCTCAACCTGTCATCCCTAACAATCTTATCCATCTTATCAACTAGATCCGAAAAACTACAACACACCGACTCGACAAACGTGCGACCACGCTGGGCTATGATAGGCACATAGGTTAATTCGTGGCAATCAACAGGCAATCCTGCTCCATCCGCCAGCAGTTCTATCTGCGCTGTGGTGTTGGAGGCTACTACGGGGCATCCACACAGTTGAGCCTCCAATATCGTCCAACTCAGTCCCTCATGCGTCGAAGTATTCACTAAGCAATTCAACGAATTATAAATATCTACCATCCTCTTTCTATCATAGAATATGTTAGGCTTCTTGGCAACGACATCTCCCGTCTTTGCCCCATATACCGCAGCATAATCATTCAATGTTTGCTCTAAATTGTAAACCCCAGTCGTCATATCCGTATGAAGATAGAGGGTAACATTTGGGTTCTGCTTTTTGACTTCAAAGAAGGCTTTAATGGCTCTCTGAGGATCCTTCCGAAACTGATTAGGTCCTATGAATCCAAATAGAAATCGCTCGTCAGACAATTCAGGGAACAACTGGTGGCGAACTGCTATCTTTTCTTCAGGAGAGTAGATCCTGAACACTTCGTAATCGTTGACGGGCGGACGGAAATAGCGAAGTTCTGGAACATAAGGTTTTAAAGTGTGGTAGCCATATTTGGAGTAAACACAGGGGAAATCAAACACGCTGAACCATTTGGCGAAATCGGCTCTTATCTCAGGGAGGTCGTAGGGCATAATACATATAGTTTTCATACCCCTCAATTCAGCCAACTGCATCAACGCATCATACACATGGGCGTACATCCATATATCTACTCCAACAATAACCAACACATCCAACTCATTGTGCTGAACAAAATTAATCAGATCCTTCCCGCCAAAATCCCTTTCATCCCTAGCAATCGTCACGTTGTAGTTGGGGAGTTTGTCTTCAAACACTTTGTTTCTAATGGGGGGTGGATAAGGAGAGAATATAGCAGGGATATAATTGTTCCTGTCAACCTGCTCCAGCAGAGCAGCCATCATATTAGCATTGCCAGTGACTCCAAGCGGATGGTCTCCTACGAATAACACATTCTTCACGATTCTCTCCTTTAAAAGAGATTGCTATCATCGGTCTCTAGTGTCGGTTTCTAACTCGGCAACATCTATGCCATCATATCTGCGGCGTTTTACAGTGGTAATCATATACCATTCGCCGCTTACAGGTGTAAAACGATCAAGGGATTGAATTTGATAAGATGAGGAGATGTAGAGTTCGTGCCTTTCCAACCCTAGCATCCCTAGCTCTACGTCCGTCTCCAATGAATGTCCGAACAGACTCTCCGTAACTAAAGCCTTGATATTGTCGTCTATAACATTCCATACATGCTTCTTCTGATATGTCTGAGCATCCCAGTCTTCGCCTGACGACCGCTCTAGTTTTCCTGCCAGAACATTGCATTTGTAGAGGACGCTTTGGTACTCAATTACTTCGTTCTCGAAAAGGTCAGGCGTCATGTTCATTAATAAGAACTTACGCCCATCCCCAGTGAACTCAACCACATCTCCAACCGCCGCTACGCTGTCGTACGGCAGAGATGCTTCAATGAAGTATTCTCGAATAAATGGTTTGGTTACTTGACGGTTAAGCTCAAAATCTAAGTAACCTGCCTCTACTTCTCCAGAGGCACCAGGTGCCGCCCGGACAGCACTGTACGCCGTGCCCACTTCTCTATAGACATCTTTAATATCGAACCCAATTGACATTACTCCGTATCCGACGGGTTGATCTTGACCCGATTACTTTCCTCATACGTGATGTCTTTTCCTGTGGTACGGTCGTAAGCGAACCCAGGGGCCAATTGATGTCCAAAAGCTTGCGTAGCCTCAACGCCCGCAAACTCGAACATCTCTTCCTCTAACGCCTTCTCAAACTTCTCATCCAACTGTTTGATAAGCGTGTTATAGTGATCAAACCTCTGATTCAAACTAAATTGCTTGACTTTGAATTTATGGGCACTCTCGGAGTAGAGCATGAAGAAAAGGTGACGCTTTGTCCTCTCCATCAACCACTTTATTCGGAAACTGGTAGAGGCAGGAAGAGTGAAGCTTGTATCTCTCTGAGCATCATCCACAGCCAACTCATAGTCTATATCATCGAAATAGTTCGACAACCCCTTAATGCTCGTCTTCACCCTGTAAACTAACTCATCCCTAGTCACTGTCCTCTTCCCTCACGATAAGAGTGGGTTTCTCGTAGTTGATTCCCTCAGTCAACGACTGAATGAGTTCCTCAGCTTCATCTTTCCTCAAAGCCGCCCTGTTCATCTTCATACCAGTCTCAGTATTGATGACATTGTACCAACCGCCACCTTTGTAATCCATTTCGTAGAGAGGTCTGGGTTCTTTCTCCTCCCCTTCCTCCACCTCTAGCCCCTCTTTCAGCAAACTCTTAGCAACGTCGCTGAAAGAGGGCTGAGGTTCAGGTGGAGGTGGAGGAGGGACGGCAGGTTTCTGATCAACTTGTTCAAAAATCCTGACCGTCCCTCTATCCAGAGCTATTTCTGCGGCTATTTCTCGTGGCATCGTGTCGTAGTCAAAGACGTGACCCTTATACCACAATTCCGTATCTCCTCTAAGAGTCGCCAATAATTCGATCTTTTTAGCCATCGATTGTACCTCCTTGTTAGAGTGGCTCCACTTCCACGAGCAAAACAGCGTTGCTCATCTCACTGGTAGGCGTAGCGGTTCTAGTGAGAGCAGCATTCCACTGAATCACATCTCCCACCGAAAACTCATTCGCAGCCGCATTGACAACAGCCTGAGTAACACCTGTGTCTCCGCTCTGCAAAGTCGTCTTCTGCATCGAAGCCTCACCGCTGACGTGGGCGATCTTAGGTTTTGTAGTCAAACACGAAACCCCATTAATCAACACATCAGCCTCCAGAGATAGAGCATTTGAATCATCTTTACCGCTTTTCAGCACCGACAACGCCACATTCATAATCTTTCCAGAATAGCGAGCCATACCTAAGGCAATTCCGTTAGCGGAAGCCTTAACCTCGCCTGATATGAGTCCCATTGGGATTCCCATATCGACAGCGGCAACTTGCTTGTCAAATGCTGGGCTAGGAAATGGACCCCTCCAATATCTCGGTTCGGTCGGACTCATGGGTCACCTCCTAATTAAGCAACGGTTAAGATGTACACGCCATCCCTCTGGTATAGAACCGGCAGACCTTTATTCTGCACTCGAATCCATGTTCCTTCAGGATCCCACTCATCCATCGAATCAACTTTCATGCCCCGGGTGCGGGTCAGGCCGAAAGGAGCTTCCATAAACTCAGCAATCTTCGTCCCTTGCACATTGTCACAGAACATGATGAACTTGTTGGTGGGAAGGAACTTCTTGGTCATCGTAACGCAGTCCTCACTAGCCTTGAAGCTGGCAGTAGGAGCAGTGGAAACAGTAATCGTCCCCGCCGCAACGTCAACGGCACTGATCGTTTCATCTTCCCAAGTGTCTGCGCTGACATCGTGGAACCTTAGGGTAGCTCCCACCTCAAAGTCCGTGGCATCGTCAACGTAGATCGTCGTTGTTGCTCCGCCCGTAACAGCCGCCGTCAACCAACCCTTCAACTGATACTGCTCGTCGTAAATGACGAAGTTGTCGATGTTGAGAAGATTGGCGAGGACTGCGGCAGGACGGGCAAACAGATCACCGTTGCCAAAAGCAGACTTCTTCAATAGGGTTTGAATTGAGGTGTTGAGGAACATGTACTTTAGGGTTTCGGTGGTCAGGAGGGCATAGTTCAAATCTGCCCCAACACTATTCCTGATCGCCAACTTAGCGTCGAATATATCCTCAACGATGTTTGCATTCGCCCCAGTGCTCCACAGACGGGAGGCGGCGAGAGTAACTACCTGAGCGGAGGGGATACCGTAGTCAACCGTGTGATAAATCCCCTTCATGTCAGTATAGCTGAAACTCCCATTTGTGATCATCTTAGCGAACATCCACTCTTTCCGACGATCACACCGATTCCTCAGCATCTTCATATTTCGAGCCAGCATATTCTTTGCTGCCCAGTGTTGCTGCGTAGTACCTGGCATTCGGAGGTTATTCAGAAATACTTCATCGAAGTACATCTTCTCCTTCCAGAACGCAGCCGTGGCCTGGTGCTGTGAAATGCCGACAGGCTCGACTTGAGGCGCTTTGGCACCGGGGGCTACAAACGGGGTCATCCCCCTGCTACCAATCATTCCCTCCCACGTGATCGTATCTGATTCAGCTGGAATGCTCCCCCAGAGTCCAGACAACACAAGGGAAGGGGACTGCATGAACATTTCTATTAATCTCTGGAGTCGAGCTAATCTCAACTCCGGAATCTCGGCAGCGCCTAGTGGCATATCTATTCACCTCCTTCCATTATTATTTCATAATCAGGAACTGCCCATCGACGCTGGCGCCGAGATCAGTCCTGGCTTGGGCGATCATGTTTGTCAACAATGCGTTATAGAACATGGCATTGCTGAGGACCATTGGAGCAACTGCACCCTTCGCATCTTCCCCTACACCTGTGTTGACAGAGTGCATCAGCACCCCAACTGCAACACTGTAGGAGTTAGTGCTCGCAGCACCCGCCTCCACGTGAATGCAGGCGTTGTTGGCAACGGCGAAGGCTCCACTGATGGACGCAGTTGTCGTTATTTTTGCCATGTGCAGGTAGGTCGTGCGGTCGATAGCCGTAATTGCCCCTAAGTTCTCCGAACTGGCAGCGTAGGTGTTATCATCAAGGATGATAATGTCGTCACCCACCACAAACTTGTAACTGTCCTCCATCGTGACGTAGAGGATGTTGGTGGCGGCGTCTGCTACAAGAAAAGCACACGCCAGTTGGTGATCTGGGTTGGCTGCACTAGGCAAATTTGCTGCAATACCTGGCATAAGAGGAACGTACTTGCCGACATTTCCAGCAGCCGACAGATTCTTCGCCAGAACTGTGCCGGCACGAATTACCCCGTAACCAGGGGCTAGGGTTACTTCTTTGGTCAGGGCTCGGTCGGGTTCACTGTAGAATATTCTTTTGTAGTCAGTTTGCCCGCCCCTGATGATGGACGGCATGTCCATAACCTGAGTCGTCATATTCTATTCACCTCCTTCTCTGTTATATTAATGCTGTGTTGCGGGCTTTTCGCCGGCTAGCTCCAGCATCTCGTTTACAAAGTCGTCGTCAGCCTTTTTATCGGCGGCGACATTGGCACCTTCACTGGAACCAGGAGGAGTCCCACCCCCCATCACTTTCTCAGTCGTGAATCCTTCCCAATCCTTGATCTCTTCTCTCACTGCCTCCCTAAACGCCTTCGCATCCAACACACCATCTTTGACAAACTTGTCATGGCGGATCATGGAGCGAACTTTGGGATGCAGTCGGGAGGGGACATCGCTGGTGATCAACTCTTCGTTCCAGATGTGGTGAGCCGTGTTCTCGATTTCCCTTTCTGCCCTGAGAGCCTCAGCCTTCTCCAGCTTTAGCAGCCGCGAGTTGGTCTCGTCGAGATTCTTGGTCAGACTGTCGTTGGCCTCTAGGAGATCGGAAATAGTTTCATCCCTCTCATCGATCTCCTTCTGCATCTCAGCCCTAACCTCATCAACGATCTGTTGGTACTCCTCAGGGTGCTCGACTTTATACTCATTTCTATCCATTCTCTTTCTCACCTCCTTCTTTTTAGGTTTAACCATCGTTGACAATCTATCCACAGCATGACCGAAAGATCCAATCCTATCGATCAACCCAACATCCAACGCTTTCTGACCGATAAAGATTTTCCCCTCAGCCATGTCACCCAGTACCTTCTCCTTCTCAACCCCTCTATTCTGAGCCACCATATCCACAAACATCGTGTAATAGTGGTCGAGGCGCTCTTGGATATACTTGCGGGATTGGTCGTCGAGGGGGGCGGAGTCGTGGCCCATAGCCTTGTACTTCCCCGAGTACAAGTAAGTTTTCTTCACCCCCATCTGCTCCTGCTGTTTAGAGTAATCATAGTGAGCCGCTAAGACTCCTATACTGCCCACCCTCGACACCGAATTGCTTACAATCTCGTCCGCCGCACTCCCTATCATATATGCCGCACTTGTCATTTGTCCATTAGCGTAAGAGACCATCGGCTTTACACCCCGATACGAATGAATCAATTCGGCGACATCGAAGGGGCCGTCCACGGAACCACCTGGCGAATCTATGTCGAACAGCAGACCTTTGACCTCCTTGTCCTCCATCGCCACCTGAATATCCCTCATCAGCAGTTCAGCACTCGTCCCACCGCTGATCATAGTGAAAAGGTTCATCTTCTTGGCGATGGTCCCATAGACAGGCAACACACATATACCATTGTCTAGACAGTAGGGGCCGTCAGGGCGGTCTTGATTCTTCTTGATTCTAGCCAACTCTCCTTCGGTCAATTCAACTTGCCCTCCACTCACCCGAACGCCTAAAATCTTGTGCATGTTCTCCAGAGCTTCCTGAGTAATCGCCCAATACTCCTCATTCAAGAAATCGATCAGATGTCCGTATGTCAAATCTTCGCTCCTCGCTCCTTTACGCCAACTATCTTGACAGATAGCATGGCGCTGTTTCTGGTCTTTGTATTCGTTGGCTAGGGCTCGGTGGCAGCGTGAAGTAAAATCCTTATTAGATTCGCCCTTCTTAGGTCTCGGAATCGGCATCTCACTATTCTCCTTACTTTGCAGGAGTCTTAGGTTTCTTTTTGGGAGATGGTTCTATGCGCTTCTCTTGCAGCATTTCGTCGTCTTCGGGGTCAGTGAGGCGCGGAAACATCTCCTCCTCCGTCGCATGTTGCAATCTGAGTTCCCTATAATTACCGAATCCCATCCTCTTAGCCAGCTGGGCTTTGGGAATACCTAAGATGTCGCTCAGATTTCCATGCTTTACACCTAACAGTGCTTTCGCTGCCGCTTCGAGACCTATCGCCTCACTGGTGGGGAAGCTGATCTCGATTAATTTCTCTGGCTTACGGAGTACATTCTTAAATACAGGTTTGGCATCGGGCTCCCCCTCTTTGTCCTTTCTTGGGTCAAAATCAACGGCTTCACGCATAGTGAACCGTTCGGGGAACCTCTTGTCCAGCTTACTTCTAAGATAAAATAAATTTCCCCAAAAATCAAACCTTAAAAATCTCTCCCACAATATAACTTCATCCGACACTCGGTCAGACATTGGGCCTCGGGAAGCCTTCACGCTTCCGAAGGGTCTATTTGATTTGCCCAACATAACATCTTCAGGCTCATTGAGCCCACTACTGATCATCTGCATTATGTCGGTGTCTTCGTCGGAAATACGAGGAAGCTGGGGAAACTTGGCATCACAGGTCATGCCGGGGGGAAGCACGAGCGAGGAGCCAGGTATCTTTTTAGCTCCAATCCCAGTCTTCCTCTTATCCTCGTCACTCAGCAATAACCAATTCTTGAATGCCTTCACATCCTCAAACGTGAAGATCCACAAGTAGGCCCCAGAAGATTTCTTGTGGTCAATCTCGTACTTTTTAAGAGTCTCGTAGTGATTGAGCCATTCGAGGATAGTTCTTAGATAGCTATTAGCCCTGCGGACAATGAAGGAGCGGTCAAAGGCGATTACAAATTTATTGAACGAATTGAAAGGTTTGAAGGTAACATGTGGATCCTTAGCTGCCGACAACTTATCATTATTATATAGTTGATCGGTCTTGACGGCGTTGATCAGGGAAGGGTCACGGGCAACGTAGATCGACGGTAGTTGGAACTCACGTTCCTGGTCTTCATGGAGACGAATCTTAATGTTGTAGAGGATTGGTAGGTGGGTTTTTCTCGGATGAAACAAGATACCATCATCTGCGTCCTGATCACTTGTCCCTGTTATCGCCTTGGGCTCCAGGAAATCTATCTCAATAAATCCATCCCTGTGACACGTAGCTACCAAATACAGTTCACCATCAACGTAGGAGCGTCCGCAGAACTTGGGCAAAAAGTGGTATAGTCTGTTGCGCCAATCCTCGGAAATCTCATCCACAAAATCCTGTATCTGCCTGTTGCTGCTCGTCACGCTGAAACCGAGGCCAGTCAGTCGCCCCACCAGTCCTCTGATAGCCGTGTTGAGTTGCGGGTTCCTGTTGAACTTTACCCAGCACTCGTCCTGCAACTCCTTCCTCGTAAAAGCGTCCAGACTCCTATCTGAAGCCGCACTCCCCGTAGCCCTGAACCCATCCGCATCCCTCTCCGTGCGACCCTCGCTGATGCCGTCAGGGTCGTACTGCCAACTTCATCGGGAATATCTAGGATGGCTTGGATGATCTGTTCGTTTGTCACACTCGTTGCGCCTTATAACTATCTCAACATTTCCATTAAGTTACCTATACTATAGGAGCCAATATAATCGATTGTCAAGCGGAATTTTAAACGACCTCAATAGTCTGCCAGTAAACCCTTGTTTTCAAACATAATTCCGAAATGAGCTAATGGTTTTCTCAACCTGAAATCATCCACTCCCTTTAATCTCAGCCCGTACAGTCCCCACCCCGAAGCAAACA